TTACGATAAACAGTAAAAGTAGTCTGAGGAGTCCCGAGATACATAATACGGCTATCGTCTTTCGGCGTAAGGATTGACTCGGCTTCGGTACAAAGTTGAAGAAGTTTTTCACGCATTAACTCCGTCATACTGTTCCCGGGAACCTCTATATCGTCCAGAATCATTAGGTCGGCACGACTTCCAGTCATTTGACCAGTTATACCAACGGATTTTACTGAAGGTGCTTGGTGAGGTGAACATAAAACATCAAATGATATACGTGACCATCTAGCATCATCTGACTTAGGTCTTAGATGCTTAAGCCATGGTGTTTCGATAATTAGCTTCTGTAGAAAGATGCTCATGTTGTCTGCTCTCTCTTTAGAGGCAGAAATTATCATTATTTTCTTTTCCGCGTTATTAAATAGAGTCCATAAAACAAAAGCACCAGTAATCCAGCTCTTGCCAACTCCCCTAAACGCCTGTATTTGTAGTCGCTTGGGACCACTCTGCAAGTAATCTGCAATAGCATATTGTGCCCTCGTAGGAGAAGGGAGATCAAGCTGGTCCCACAAAGCTTGCAGAAATAGCTTGAAATCACCCTGTAAGGCGGTTAAAGTATCGTTCATATACGAATGTGTATAGATTAGTTAAATCTCGCTCTAGAACCCTGTATAGGTCCATTACGTTTAAATCTGGCTGCATCTATCAATAGGTTTGTTACATCAAGGGGCATAGAAACAACTTCACCGATACCTGTAGCTGATGTACCTGTTGAAGCTCCAGCTATCCAAGCTTGTAACCCATCTAATTTATTTCCAGTTTGTTTATATTTCTGTGATCTTTGATAAGTATCTACTGCACTCAATGCAGCCCCAGCGGGACCTAAAGCAGCAAGACTTCCTAATGTTGCTACGCCTATACCAGCTTTAACAACTTTTGCAGTTTTACCGGCTTTAGCAGCTTTATTAGCATTACGCATATATCCGCCAACAGAAGTATAGTTTGTAGTTCCTTTACCACTACTAAGAGATTCCATGAACTTAACTGCTTTTTGATGGGATTTATCTAATTTTGCAGTTTGAGTTACATCATCTAACTTTTTAAATTCCGTGTATTTAGCATCACGAACTTTTAAAGCTTCACCTTTTTTAAATTGTTTAACTTCAGCTTCTACTTTTGCTCTTTTGCTGTAGTTATCAGCTTCATCAAGTAATTTAAGGTTTCGTTTTATGTCACCCGGATTTTTACCAACTTCCTGAGAAACTAATGTTTTAAACTCCTTTTCTCCAATAGATCCTGATGCAAATTCTTCAAGTATAGCTTTATATCTTGGACCAAAATCTTGCAGTTCGTAAGTATGATCCCAAGCTTTACCACCAACTCTATTTTTAGCAGTAAACAATGCAGAACCTTCTTGAACTTCATCTCCAAATCCAGCAGCTGTCATAAGCTCATTTGCCCAATTTGTACGTTGAAGTCTTATATTGTCAGCCTTTAAATTTGATGCTTTTCTAATATTAAATGGTCTTGGTTCACCACCACTCATTTTGTGAACTACACCTTCACCTAAATTAACAGCCTCGGTTCCTTTATGTTTCCAATAAGGAAATTCACCCATTTCATTTAAAATAGCTAGGTTTAAACCCCTTGCTTGTTTATTAGGAAATACTCCATCTTTAATAAGTCGTTGTTGAATAGTTTTATATGTTTTCTTAAATTCTCTTTTTGGTTTTGTTGTTGGGTTTAATCCCCGATATAACGGAAACTCTTCATATATGGTTTCTAAATCCATTAAAAAAGCCCCTTACGGGGCGGTAATTATTCGTGGGTGTATAAGTTATGCAGCGATGTGATCGCTTATAGTTCGTTCTCTATGTGGACTATGTCCGAATCTGTCTCTCATCCAATGGAGCCAGTTTCTACTACCTTTGTCTTGGTTACATTTTCGACAGGCACATACGATATTTTTCGTAAGAGTTTCTCCACCTCTACTAAGAGGTTGGACGTGGTCGAGTGTAAGTTCTTTTTCTTCATAAGTTTCTCCGCAATAAACACATGTACATTTGAAATGCTCTTTTACAGCTCTTCTCCAGAGCCGTTTAGAATCTGAACTTGTCATGGTTATTAGGTTGTGTAAGTAATGTTTTGGACTAGGTAGTAGAGGGGTCATTTACGTATCTTGAGTCTGCTTTTTCGGTTAATAGATGGACTTTGGGTTCTGCCTTGGGTAGTGCTCCCCTTATAGTGAGCAGCGTCTTTCCCATCACCATTTCCGTAAGTACCAAGTTTTCTATTAAGTGCATTAGCTCTAGTTCGTAGTTTTAATCCCTTTCTTGTTTTGTTGTACGCTTTTTGTTGAGCTTTGTAGTTACCGTTTGCGTACTTAGCTCCTTTGTTTTGCATAAAGTCTTCTCTTTACTAACTCTGGATCTATTTCTGGTAATACATTTGCCAGCTTCTGTAATGGGTTGCCATCATATGCAACACCGGATATATCGTTTGATTTCAGCCAATCACAGGCTGCTTTTAAATCTTGAGTAGTAGCTTCTCCGCTTTTTACTCTGTCTAAAAATTCTTTTGTGACTAACTGGTGGAGTTCATTAAATTGCTCTTCAGTTGCCTTTTTCATTGTTTTTCGTAAAAAAAGCCCTCTCAGAATCGCCTATAAGGGCGATAAAAAAAGGGCTGGGTATGTTTGTACCTTCGATATTATGCTTTTTTCTTCTTAGGAAAGCCAGCTTTCATATTTGCATAAGCCTTAGCTGTAACAGTACTTTTGGACTTTGGTCGGCTAGTACCAGCTTTTTTTCGCTTATTGATGTTTGCGTATAAACCTTGTTTTGCCATTATTCGATTCCTAAGCCTTTTTTAACTATTGCTAGTGCTTTATCATCTAGTTCGTTATCTGATTGCTCAACTAACTTCTGTAGTAGGTCAATAACGAATGTTTTAAATTTTGGACTTCTTAATGCAGAAAGTACGAATGGTCTTGCGAGTGCTAACATTATTCTTTTTTGATGGGTTGTAATTTTATAGGAACTACGTCAGAGCATAAATGCGCTACACGTGTACCTTTGCGAAAGGTAAAACCTTTGCGTTGTAATTCGGCACATTTAAGTGCACGATTAATTTCTTGAGCGAGTTTCATATCCTGTTCATGTAACGCACCAATGCGTTGACATTGTTCAGTTAGTTCTCGATTTAAAGGAACTGAGAAATTTAATTGAAACCCCCAGTTCTCACTTATGACATAGCCGTCTTCAGTTTGTGGTTGCGTATCATTGCCCATATAAAAAGGACTAAACGTCATAGTGCTTCCATTACAAGAGTTACCAACGTTATATTGTTGTCTCGATGGAGCTCCATTATTCTGAAATTGGACGGCTTGATTTGTTACGTTTCCTGTAGCTGCTGCCACAGGATTCGATGAATTATTTGTATCTCCTTCAGCTAAAACGGGACTGCCTACTGTGAGAAGACAGAGAGCGAAGTAGTTGTAGAGTTTATTGTGTAATTTGTTGTGGTATCCCATTGTTCTACTAACCCAGCAGCTCTAGTTGTGGTTTCTAATGTCCAAGGATTAGCTGCATTGGTAACAGTAAATGTTGTACCGCTACCAGCTATATCTGCTGATGGTGTTACGTTTGTTCCTGACCATGTGTTTACGGCAGATCCGAACACTTGACGCTGTTCTACAGCAGTTACTGTCTGAGTTGTAGTGGTCGTTGAGTTCATCGAACCTGTAGTAAATTGTGGCGTAACTGTATTGGCTCTAGCTATGCTGGGTGATAACAGAGCTAAAAGCAAGATTAATTTTTTCATGCTTTTGTTGTTGGTTTTTTTGCCATAGGGCAATTTGTTGGTGTTTTACCATTTCCGTTCTTACCAGTAGTAAGACCGAATGTGGCAAGTGCGCCAGTAAATACGCTGGCTACGAAAGTGATATCCGAGTTACCAGATTTCTTTACCATAGGAATATCAACGTAGTTCATCGTAATGATGAAACCAGACCAAACAACAACGCCTAGTCTGACTACAGTTCCCAAAAATTCAATTTGATGTTCTTTGTCTTCAGCAATATCTTTTACTTTTCCAAAGAATCCTTTTTCTTTTTGTTCTTTCTCTGTTCCTTCCATTTGTTTATTTTGCCTAGCATTAATTTTTGAATTTGCTTTTTGATAGTGTCAAAAAAAGGTTGTGCCAAAGTTGTTACCGCTACAGCGGATACAGCTGCATAAGTTGCAGTCGTAACTACTGCTGTAGTAGGTAAAGGTAAATCTATATCTACAACCGGCAATTTAATACTTGGCGGAACCGGTGGTCTAACTTCTTCTTTTTTTTCAGAAGTTGTTCCTTCTGGTTCTTCAACCGCATCCAAATCACTTGGAGGTACAACCATAGGAATATAAGAAGGAACGTCTGCTGTTGGTAAAGGTATAGATATTGTTTCTATCTTGCCTATTGGTGGTATTTCAATGGTGGGTATTTCCATTAATACTGTAACGATATTCCAGTAACTCTTGTTACTTTAGAACCTAGTGCTTGGTTAGCAAATTCAACTTTATATTTAAGTTGTGTTCCAGCAGTAACAGTAACATCATTTGCTAGTGCCATTTTGACACCAGTTGAAAAATCAGGCTGTGCTACTAAAGTTACTTGGGTAAAGTTAGAACCATTATCTGCTGATAAATAAACTTTTAAATCAGTATTTAATGTGGCTGTACCTGATGAATCTATATATGTAATAACAACACCCATCTTGGTAGTTGATGCTGAAGCTGTAATTACATTAGATATAAAGTTTCCAGTTGCACTTGTCGTAGTAAAGGTTGTAGTATCTGAATCCCAAGCACCAGAACCAGATTGCTTAGTTGCAGTTCCACCATTTCCGTCATTAGCAAAGGTAGTACCAGAACCTTCGTCTATTTTAAAATATTCTTGAAGATTAGATGAAAGGGTATAATCTCCATCAGCACTATTTGTACTCCAATCAAAAAACTTACCATTATTAAATAAACCATTTAATTGTGTGTCATTTAATCTAGTATTCCAAAATCCTAAGTGAGCAACATGGGTGTTATCATAATCGCCAGTATAATTACTAGAGTCGTGTCTAAATAATCTTCCTTGACCACTACCAAGAACACCTGCGTTATCAGATCCACCATTACTATCTGACAAAACAGTCCAAGAATTTTCATCATAAGCACGATACTTAATTTCAACCTGTCCTGATGTCCAGTTACTATATGTTCTTACTACCGCCCATACCCACTTATCAGTAGGTGCAGACATAGAAGCGTTACAGTCAGACCTTCCGGGAGTATGAGTACCAAATTGACCATTGTTTGAAGCGTTACCAATACCAAATAAAACATATGGAGAACTATTATTAGTAGTTTCTAAGTTCATTATTCCACCACCTTGCGATCCGTTGTAAGTCCAGTTAGAACCATTAGCACTTTTTATAACTCCAACAAAAGTCATAGCACTATTTCCTCCTACACCAGTAGAACTTTGAGTCCAAGTCCACTTGTCAACATTTGGTTTATAGTAATATTTTGTAATTGCTGTTATTGAAGAAATATATTCTCCAACACTATTTCTGGATGTGTTTGTCTGAGTAGCTATTCCATTAGCATCTTGGAATGTATCTACATAAGTAGAGTTAGTATTGTATCTAGTAGCGTTTTGTAAAGCGTTAAGTTTTAAAGATAATGCAGATATATCATTAATAATTTTATTATCATCAAACGCTGGAGGGATTGAGATACTGTTTGTAGTAGCTGCTGTAATTCTACCTTGAGCATCTACTGTTAGAGCTGGTATTGCGGAAGATGATCCAAAAGCTCCAGCACTTACTGATGTGTTAGCTAATTGATCTGCACCAACTGCATCATTAGATATTTCGCTAGTTCCCACAGCGTTTGCGGGTATCTTCCCTGACGTGATGGCATCATCTTTGACACCGTCCGTCCCAATTTTTGTTAATGCCATTATGGTTTCGGATATTTTTCTTTAACTTTTTGAATTTCATCCTTCCATGCTTGGAAACCAGAATGAAACATTTTGTCTAGCTGATCGACCATGCTAGGGTATTCTGCTCTTCTTTGAGATTTATAAGAATTATTTTGTAAGTCCCATGCAGCTTGTAGTGCAGCAAGTCCGTTTGTGCAATCTGATTCAGTAGGCTTAGAACCACCGTCATGCACTATAAGATTTGCATAAATTTTGTTTTTACTGTCTGTCCAGCCAAACCATTGTCCTGTTCTGACTGTTACAAGATAATCTTCTATGTGTGATGGTCTCATTTATGCGTCTCCTATACGAAGTAAAATAAATCCAGTTCTTAACTTATATGAACTGCCTTTGGTTGTAGTTGAACCAGAACCGGCAGACTGTGATATTTTTATTCTGTAAGTACTAGCATCAGCTACTTTTATTAAAGCACTAGAACTTTTAACCATATATTTTGAACTGGCATTATCTCCAAACCAACCATCATTCTCGCAAAAATTAGTATATGCACTCCCACTATTTGTACTTATACTTGCAAAAAATTGATTAAAACCATCTGAATTACCACCACCTATTTGAGAATCATGTTGTAGATAAAAATAATACCAACCAGTTTTTGCAAAAGTGAATATACCACTAGATTGAGTAATTAATGAAGAACCTAAATATCCTGTACCTTCCCATGTATTATCGTTTCTTTCCCAATTACTAGTGATAGGATCAGCACTACTAGAAAAGTCAGACGTAAGTCTGTAAGCATCTGCTTCTGGTGAAAATCCAAAACCTGTAGGTGTACCACTAATAGAAGCGTTACCACTACAAGTAAGATTACCGGGAATAGTAAGATTACCAGATCCATCTAAAGTAAGTGCATCTGCTGACGCACTGTTTGATCGTATTTGATCGACTAATATTCTGCTCATGTTATAAATCCTCGATTTTTACATATCTGATATAGCCACCATCAAAAGTACCGCTATTTTCCCAACCAATTTTAACTCTATCTAATTGTCCTGATAACTCTTTTGTACCTTTCAAAAATCTAAAGTGAGGTGAAGAGCCTGTATCTAACCAATCAAATTCCATGTACCACCAATTTCCGTACATATTAATAAGTTTCATTCTGCCAGATCTTAAACCAGCAGCATCAGCAGAGCCTTCAGTTAACCATAAATTACCAGTTGGGTCGTGATGATTACCACTAGCTCCTGCATATCCAGTAGCAGTTTGATAACCAGATGTTTCGTAACCTCCACTATCTCCTATCGTAATTTGAAAATTCGTGTTGCCTGCGGATTTTACGTTAAGCCAATCAAAAGCTAATTCTGTTGTAGCGGCTAATCCTGTAAATTCTACATTATTTCCACTGGTTGTATTAGTCCAACTTCCATAAGTATATTTTCTACCAGATGCAACAGTTGCAAACGCTAGTTGACCACTGGCATTTGTAGTTAAAGCTTGACCTGATGTTCCATCAGCTACAGGTAATTTAAATGTTAAGTCTGCACTACTTGTTGTTTGAGTTGGAGCGTCTAGTGCAACTGACCCTCCAGACTGTGCGTTTAATTTTATACTCATGTTGCTATCTCCAAAATTTGCCAAGTACCTAATCTTTGACTATTACCAATTTGGATAGTAGATGAGTTAGCACTTTTAATACACACAGAGTAAACATAGTTTCCAGCACTTAGATTAACGGTATCCGTATATTTCATATCAGCAGCACTTTGATAACCTTGAGCATTTTCAGAATAAAGATTACCTAAACCATGAGTTTTTCCTGTTAGCTCATTTCCATCTCTCATTAGTGAATATGATAAGTGTTTACTGTTTGCAGAACTTCCTGAAAATTCAAGCCAAGCAGAAGCTAAAATTAACAAAACAGAACCACCACTACCATTACCAGATCTTAGTTTTGTTACTGTAATCTCACTATTTTGATAGTTTGTAAAAGAGGTAGAGCTTGTTGACATTCCAGTCGTAGCATGTGCTCCATATGTTGTGTTTATTATAGTTCCAACTGGAAAAGCTGATTTTGTGATAGCACCACTTGCTAATTTTGCAGAAGTAATTGAGCCATTTGGTACTGGGTCATAACCTGTGATAGTACCGTTTCCATTTATTGTTATTGCCATTAAACTATTGTCCAAGTTGAGTTGTTAGGTACTGTCACGGTCACTCCATTGTTAATAGTTAGAGGTCCAAACGAGCCAGCATTTTTGTTTGTGCTAATTGTGTAATCGTGAGTTATTGTCTGAGCATTTTCCCAGAAAACAGCATTAGCTCCTGAGTTACCACCTGTAGCACCAGCTTGTAAACCTGTTAGATTCGACCCATCTATAGCAGGGAGAGTACCAGTTATGTTTGCAGCTGGGACGTTTGTTAAGTTAGCTGCACTTACCGCTGGCAGTGTTGCAGGGAATCGTGCATTAGGTACTGTGCCAGATGTAAGGTTGCTTGCACTTAAAGCTGTTAAGTCAACAGTTTCCCAATATAGTCCGCCAGATTGTCCAGATTGTGCTTGTAAAAATTTTCCATTAACTGGAGAATTTCCAACTTTTAATTTAGCTTCACTTACAGAATCAGTTGTTAATTTAGCTTCTGAAACTGTATTGTCATTTGGTGTACCTATAGCAGTAGCAGATCCAATTAAAGTTACAAATAAACTTGTACCACTTGGAGGAGCTGTACAGAATTTAATTCCGTTAGTTCCTTCTAAATAGTATCCTTCTTGACTTGCATCAAATGAACCAGCATTTGGTTTTTGGATTACACCATTAAGACTGACTATTAGTTGTCCAACACTTGTTATCGCTGCTGCATTACTTCCATCTCTTAAGTCATAAGATTGTATAGTTGCATTAAATGTAGGACTTCCAGATGTAGCTCCATCAGGAACTACTGTTAATAATTTAAAGTCTCCAATTGAAGTAACAGCATCATATTGTGTGTTACCTAAGTCATAGACTTTCATTACATTGGCTGAAGTATCAAACCAAAGATCTCCATCCGCTAAAGCAGAGCCATCTGGATGATTACTTGGAGCACTACCACTTACTTGGTATCTATCATTAAAGTCATTTACAAGGGTTTGTGCATTTGCTACTCCAGTTGGACTAAGAACTTCTCTATGGAAAGTATATGTATGTAATGTTGTAGTTGTTTCTACTAATAGACCTTTTCCAGCAGCGTATGTTGTGCTGTTTGCTAACCCATTAATAGTAACTGTATTTCCAGATCCAGCACCATTAGAAATAGTTGCAACTCCACTTCCGTTAGAAACTAAGTTACTTGCTAAAGCTTTAATACTGACTATAGTTCCAGCACCATCATTGATGTCTGGATTAGTTGTAGGAAAACTTGTCTCATTAGCTATTGGAGCAAATCCTCCAACCTCTGTTACTAGCTCTACAATTCTTTCGTTTACAGCTTGAGCTGAAGGTATCTGTACATCAGTTGCACTTCCACCAATAGTTGTGACTATACTCTTGCCATCTAATAAGTTTAGTTCTGCTGTAGATGATGTGATTCCATCTAGTGTTTGAACTTCTGCTGTGTTTAGATCAGCTAAAGCTCCAGCAGTTCCGCTACCCATTGTAGCTAGTTCTGTTAGTTCAGAATCAAGTGGTTGTTTACCATCTATCTGTGCCTGGATACCGCTTGTAACACCATCAACATGATTAAGTTCTGCCGTTGTAGCTGTTACTCCATCAATAATGTTTAGTTCTGTAGCTGTAGCTGTTACGCCAGCTAAAATATTTAATTCTGCTGTTGATGCAGTTACTCCATCTAGCTTATTAATTTCGGAAGCTGTAGCTGTAACACCATCAAGAATATTTAATTCTGAAGCTGTTGCTGTAACGCCATCTAAAATATTTAATTCTGCTGTTGTAGATGTTACTCCATCTAAAGTATTTAATTCTGCGGTGCTAACAGTTGCACCATCTAAAATTGCTAATTCTGTTGTTGTTACTCCATTAACCGTACCGGTAGTTGCTATATTTTGACTACCAAAATCAGGTGATATTTTTGTTCCAGCTATTGCAGCTGAAGCATTTACATCAGCATTGACAATAGTTCCGTCTTCAATTTTTGTGCTATTTATAGCACTGTCTTTTATATCACTTTGTCTAATTAATTGACCACCAGCTTCTTGAGCTGAGTACAGCAATTGAGTATGGTTGTTGTTTAAGTCAGCTGCTCTTATTGAAGAGCCAGCAGCATAAACTGCTTGAGCTGAGTCAACGTTAGTATTTCTATAAATATGTACGTTAACTCCATTGCTTGGAGCTGAGTTAAAGACAATATTTGTATTAGAAATGGTGTAGTCATTATCTGTTTGACCACTTGTATTTTCAGTTTTTAGGACGTTGTTAAGTTCTACTTTTACAGCGCCATTCGATAAATATGGAAATGTAAAGGCAAAGGTTGTGGTGGAACCATTGCCTGTATAAAAATGTTCAGTTGTCGCCATTTGTATTTACAAACGATTTTTTATTTAATTGGCGAGTGGATTAATATCTAAGTGATAAAAGATTATTTACTTCTGCTGTTTTCTTTAATGATTTATAATTTTGTACGTCTAATCTTCTTTGCTCTTTAATCAGTTCAAGCACTTCAGGATTATTCATCAATGTAGCCCATGCTTTTCTACGAGCTGTTTGGAATAAATTATGAATTAATTGATTATGCATATAAGCTGTTCTTGGGTCCATTTCTCTTCTACCAGCATTTAAGTCAGCATTCATATATTGAAGAGATTTTATTACTCTTGAATCTTTTGCTAATTTATTTAATTGTGCTTCTAAGTTTTGATCACCAATTGCTTTTTGAAATAAAGATCTTAGTCTTGGACTATCTTTTAAACTTAATCCATCAGGAGAAGAAAGAGTCGATAATCTCATATCGTATTTACTTTCAAATAAAAGTTTTCTTCCCGGACTTTGATCTAAATTAATTTGAAATGGGCTAAACATATTAAACATACGAGTAGGAAAATCCCATTCTTTTATTGGTTTACCATTTAATAAGTCGTACTTAGTTGGTAATTGATTAACAGCTAATCCTTCAGTTATTTGGTTTCTATTTCTAATTGATTGCCATATACCAGCATTCAATTCTTTCATATGTGGGTTAAATAATTTTCCTAATTCATTTCTTGCAGAACTCATAGGAATTATATTATTCATCAATCCACCTACAATTCTTTCAGCTTGTCCGGGAGCACCTCCAAATAAATCTACAAATTGCTGCATACCAGCTAAATAAGATTTACTGGTTACACCTTGTGCAACTACTAAAGCTAATTTCTGTAAATTATTTTCTGTCCATTCTTCACCCATTAATTGGCTGTAATCACCAATATCAGCAATAGTTGAAAGTATTAAGTTAAATGGTTCAAATGAATCATAACCTACTTGAACACCACCAATAGTCATAGTTCTAGGTTTATAACCACCATCAATCCAAGCACGTCTCATCTGACGATCAGCTGGTCCATTACCTGTTAAACCACCATTCATAAAATGCATGGAAGCCATAGTAATTATTGAACCACCAATTGCTAATCTTCCTGTTTGTAAAGCTTTAGCATTAGCTAATTCGTCAGCATTTGTAATTCCATACTTGGCAACATCTTGTAAGTTTTCAACTGTAGCTCCAGCTATTTCATTATATTCTTTTACTAAGAAGTTAAATCCGGGAGTATGCTTAGCTGATAGTGCTAATCCATTAACACCTGTTCTTGCAAACAAGAAAAATGGTTTAGCCCAAGGTGCTTTTTCAAATACATCATTAAGACCTTTTGAAAAGCCAGTAAGATCAGTAGTTAATGTAGCTTCTTTTTTTGCATACAAAGTAGCTGCATCAGTTATGTTTCCTTCTGGGTCAAGTACAGTTGATAAAAATCTATTTTCATAGTTTTTAAGTAAATCTGGAGTTATTTCTACAACCTGTCCTGTTGATACTGCATCAATAGCAGCTCTCATAGCTTTCTCTTTACCTTTAGCTCTAGCTAATAAATACCCAAAAGTATCATCAGTAGCAGCCATTATTTTAGTTGAGTAAGTAAGAAATTTATTATCATTTAAACTTCTTGCCATGTTTGCCATATAAAAAGCAGCTTTATCTCCCAGAGTTGCTCTACCACTATTTTCTATCCAATCAGAAAATATAGCCCATTGCTCATCACCTTTTGTATATTCGGTAAATCTAGATTTAATTGTAGATACGTCACCTGACCAGTAAGAATTTAATTTAGTATTAAATAATTTCCATGCTTCAGGTATAGTTTCAATCATTCCTGTTAAAGCAGAAATAGATGCTTTTCTGGTAACTACATCACCTGTAAGAGTAGAACCTATAACTTGGGATATTGGTCTAAGAAATGTTGCAGTACCTGTACCCATGATTGCTCGAACCGAAGTCTTTGGACCACTAAGTACACTATGTATCATCATTCCTTCTAGTTCTTTAATAAGAACACCTGTTTTAGCTTCCCCGTTAAATTCTCCACCTTTTAATTTTTTACGAACCCAATTATCGAAATCTTTAACATTACGAATGTCATTACTCATAGAAATGACTTCCATATATGCTTTAAACAAATCATCGTTAGCAGAATCACCAGCTACTTTAAAAGCTAATCTAAAAGCATCTATAGATTCTCCAACTTGTCTGTCAACTACTTCATTTAATTGTTTTAAAGATTGCTTACCAGCACCAAATGCTTTTAATTGACCAGATGTTTTCATGCTAGATAATTTAACTTGAGTTAAACCAGCGATAATCTTTTCATATATAGCTTTAGCTGGACCATCAATATCATTAAGGTCAGCAATATCAGCAAGTTCTCTAGCTCCAATACCAGCATCTCTAAGTTCTCTCATTAAAGAACCAATGATTAATCTAGAAGCACTAGCTTTTTCTGGGTCCCATATAGTAATTTCATCAGGTGAACCTTTCTTGATAACAGTAGGTGCTTCAAACATTCTTTCCCAAAATTCTTCAGGAGTTATGTCTGATCTATTTCTACCCTCATAAACTTCTTTAACAAGTTCAGCAGAGTCACCCCATATTTCAGATAATGTTTTACCTTGTTTCTTAGCAGCTTGTATTTCAGCTTGTAGACGAGCATCAGTCATAAACTCACCTAATATTTCTGTCACATGATCTTCAGCCATTTGAGAGCTTCTAACCATTAGTTCAGTTTCTACAGGAGTTGTATAACTAGCTAATCTTTTTGGAGTAGTTAATGAGTCAGTAGAACCCATTTCTGCACCAGCTTCTTTTTCAATACGATTTAATTGGTCTCTAACTTCACCAGCTTTACCATTAGAGGTTGGTGCACCTTGCCATGGGTCAGCTAATTCTCTATTTTTATAAGCACTATAGTTTGGTGTTTTTAAATCATCTACAGCTTTTTCTCTAACTTGAGCATTAACATCTGCTTCTCTAGTTACAGCTTTTTGTACAGCATCAGTCGTTCCATCTTCAACTACTTCTTGACCAGCTTTATTTACTCTAACTTTTTTAATACCTTTACCAATAAGAATACTAGCAGCATCAAATATTGCACCAATACCCATACCTTCAACAACATTTTTTAATGTCTTCATTGCAGGGTGATCAGTATCTTTAGTAGCTAATGGTGTATCAATAAAATTAAATCGATCTCTTAAAATAGCTAGACCATTATCTTCTTGAGAGTACTTAGAAATAATGTCAGATGTAGCACCGACAGCAGCACCTCTTGCAAGACTTCCAACTACAGTAGTTGCAGCAGTTACGCCAGCTACCTTAGCAGCAGGGATAATAGCAGCAGCTAGTGAACCAAAATGTACAAGGCTTCTTAATGCACCACCCCACCATGTTTTGGTTTCAATAGGGTTAGCGTCATCTACAAACCAGTCATCCCATTCAGCTCCATAGCCTTCATCAGTTTCTTGCTCTTCTTGCATTTCGCCACTAAACATGTCAATGGCTCTTTCTGGGAGAGTGACAACAGACGAAGCAGTATCTTGAAGTCCACCGCCTATAGCAGATTGGATTTCTTTAACAACTCCTCCTAATCCTCCACCGCCTTCACGTTCACGAGGGTCATCCAACTCAGCCTTAGCTTGAGTTGCTTCATTTTCAAGTTGAAGTTCTTGTTGTTGTTGATACGCTTGTTGTTTTTCAGCCTCCTCATATCTTTCTTGGAAATCAATGCCTTCTTCATCGAAAGCCATAGAATCGACATCCAACTGATAATCATCAGGATTCATTTTTTTACCTTAGTAATTAATTGCGTTTTCTTCTATTTGTTTGTTTTTTAACTTTTTCTTTTTGTTGTTCTAAACCTTCTCCTATCGTACTAAATACAGCTGCTTCGGTTGCAAATATATCTTGTACAAATTCACCGGGAAATTGAACAAGTTCATTAAAGAATGTTTTAACTCTTTCAGCTGCAACTCCATCACTCTGCTGTTTCCTGTAATTAGAATACGAAACTCTATTAGATAATTTTTTAACTTTTTCAGGTTCTATTAGTGTTTCAGTTGTTTTAAACTCTGGATATAATCCATCTTTATTAGATAATATTTCAGCAGCAATAGAGTTTATAGCAGGGTCGTTGTAATCAATAATTCCATCTCCTTCACCTTGCCCTGTTGCATCTTTATAGAATGCTTCAATCTTAGCTCTATTTAATCTAGATTTAGTTACGTAATTACTTAATAATTCTTGTGAAGTTTCAGGCATAGCTTCCCATGCTTGTAATACTACTGATTTAACAGGTTCGCCAGCTCCTTCTAATTTAGCTTTTACTTTTAATTGCATATCTTGAAGTTTCAAGGGATGCACTTTTTTACCATTTATTTTTAAATCTTTAGATAACTGTATATAAAATGGATGTGCAATATTCTTCTTATGTAATCTTTCAGCTTCATCAATAATATTTTCTGAACCAAAAATAATACTATTCTCTACAACAGACATATCTTCTTTTAGCTGATTTTGTGCATTAGCTAATTCTCGATTTCTTTTATTAGCATCAGTTGTAGGACTAATTAATTTGTCATATGCACCTGATTCAATAATTGTTTCTAATTTTGCAATAGCATTGTTATATGCAGTTGCAGAATCTGGAGCCGTTTCCATTTCTGTAGCATAAAGACCGGGGAAAAAGATTTCGGTATTTCTCTCAATGTTTCCGGTAGCAACACTATTATCACCAGCTTTAAGACCTCTATTCTTATCTAAACTAATAGCTACTCTTTTGGCATGAGCCACAGCACTTGTTAAATCCTTAGAACTTATTCCTTCAGGACTAACAGTTCCCACTCTTTCTAGCCAAGTTGCTTTTTTTTCTGGGTCATTAAGTTTATATACTTCGTCTTCTGTGACCAATCCTTCTTGCCATAAATTATTTAAATAACGTACTTGTAAATCATCTTCAACTATTTCATCAGTTGCAAATCCAGTAACATCAGATGAAGGGGTTCCATAGGTGTCATAATCCCATGTAGACAGTTTTTGTCTAAACATCTCATTAGTAAATGAGCCACCATTATCTTTACGTTCTTGCCTCATTTCTGCTATGAAACCTTTTTCATAGTTATCAGCTTCGGCTTCTTCCGCTTCATACTTTTCTGTTTCAGCATCAAGTAATTCCTTTTCCCAATTAGATGCCATTAACCATTTTTCATGGCTTTTTAACATTAATTCAGGAGGTTCTCCTTCTTTACCTTTATGTAAGATATATAATGCTTCAAATTTTCTAGCTTGATTAACAGTTAGTTTGCCAGCTTTTACTAAAGCTATTACATCTTCCGCAATCCTTTGATAAGTCTGACCTAATTTTTCATGTCCTAATTCTGCATGTCGTCTACTCATATAGCTCAAGATGTTTCTATTATAAGAACCATCTCCAACATCATCAAAATCAAATATAGATTGTAATTCAAGTTGATTTTCTATATCCTGTGTATTTTCCCATTCTTTATTTTCTTGCTGAATTTTGATATTCATCAAAGCAGTAGTCTGCTTATCATGGTAATCACTTAATCGTTGTTGAAATCCATCTCCCCAGTCAGCATATCTAGCTTTTTCTTCAGCATTAAATGCTTCAATTGCATCAGCTAAATTTCCAGAACTTAAGTCTCTAGTATCTCCAACTTTTTTATTAAATCGTGAATTATAAGTTAATAAATCATTTTTAAATAATGATTCTTTTACACCAAATCTAATTCTTTTCCAAGTAGTTTTATCTATTAAGCCTATAGCTTCTGTATATTTACCTTCTTCTTTAAGTTTTTTAGCAACTTTATTAGCAGCTATGTATTCATCACTTAAGACATCTTTACCTAATTCATGCTTATCATAAAGTATTTTTTTTTCATCATTACTACGTTTAGCAACTTCACTTTTATTGTAATTAGCTAGTTGTCTTTTTTCTGATTTTTCTTTTGCAGCATCTGCAAGTTTTTTAGCTTTTGGAACAAATTCTGCTAAAGCTGCAATCATTTTTTTAGCGTTACCAGCTTCTTGTATTCTTATCTGATCATTCTCACGTTCACGTTGCTCCGCTCTTTCGTAACCTCTATTAATTTTTTCATAAGATCTTGCTAGTTGTTCACTAAAATCTGGTTCTTCAATAAAATTAAATCTCATAATTTATACCTCCTAAACAAATGGCATAGCTATACTAGCTATTGATGAACCTATAGATAAAGCATCCATAAATGCAGCAGCTCCAACATTTCTCATAACAGGTTGTGGTGGTGCTACGTCTTGTATTGGCTGGAAGGCAACTTGTGCAAAACTTTCCTTAATAAAAGACTTAGCTTGAGCTTGAGCTTTTGCATTTTCTTGCATTAAAGCATAATCATTTTGCATTAATTCTCTACCTATTTCAGATACATTTCTGCCATATTTAGCAACGTCACTTACTTGCATTTTTTTAATAGATTGTCCTGTTCTACCACTTGCAATTAATTTAGATGAAGGACTTTGTTCTAATAACTGTACATACAAGTCTTGATATTTCATTTGTGCATCATCTCGAGCTTGTTCACGCTTAAGTTGATTTTCTGTATATGCACCCGCAGCTGCTAATTTTGCATTTTCTGTATTAATTTCAAATTGAGTTACTTGTGTATCATAGATACTTAATTGTTGCATCCATTCACGTTCTCTTCGCTCAACTTCATATTTGTATTGTCTACGAGACGCTTCATTTTGTGCTCTCGCTTCCGAGCCTAAACACACGGCAAAACTCCATAAAAGGTAATTGATTAGGTCCGTGTTTTAATTCCCGTAAAAATTTGAACCCAAGGAATCTGAGTAGTTTTATATGAACTTTGTTTCGTTTATCAACGATGTTCCAAAGCAACT